TGGCCTGTCTAGTCTCAATACTTCAGCATCTTCTGATGCTGCTGCTAACGATTGGATGTCTACCTCTGCTAATTACGTCTTGGGTACTGTCAAACCTCGAGTATTCTGGGGTGAAAACGCACCGAGACTTGCTTCAAAGATGGGAGAGCCAATCGTTGAAAATCTCAGAGAAATTGGAAAAAAGTATGGTTACACTTTCTCGCTTTATAAAACAAAGTCTCTCCTTCATGGACTAAGTCAAGTACGTGATAGGTCATTTTATTTCTTCTGGAAAGGAGATAAAGTACCTAAGCTCGACTTCTTCTTTAGAAAACATAAAAAGATAGAAGATACTATAAGATCTGCAAAGAACGTGCCTAATGATCCTATGTCAGTTTTAACTAATAATAAGACTCCATCTGAGAATCCATTTTATAGATTTGTACTTGAAGAAATGTGTGGTGGAATAACACATAAACAATTTCAAAACTTAATAACAAAGACAGTAAATCCTATGGATTATATTGAAAATAATAATGTAAAGTACAATGAAGTTGCAGGTTGGTTAAATAGTAAAGGATTTGAGAAAGAAGCTGATAGAGCTATGACAATGTATAGTAAACTTGCTCAAGGCAATAATATTATGCGTAGATGTGTAACTATACCTAAAAATATTATAGGAGCTTTTGTAGGTCATTTGCCTTTTGAACTTACACATCCTGACTTAGATAGGTATCTTACGATAAGAGAGTGCTTGACTATTATGGGACTACCTGATGACTTTACGCTACAAGGTGGACGTAAAAACTTAAATCATATATGTCAAAATGTACCGGTAACAACCGCAAGTGACATGGCAGCGCAGGTGTTAAAGTTTGTACAAGGCTTTTTAGATAATCAGTTAATTGACACTAACTTTATAGTACAAGATAACAAATCACAAGAAAATTTTTATGAGAAAAGTCCTTTACAATTGGACCAATTTATGGTATAATAATACTATTATCGAGGCAAATAGAATGGAAAGAAAAATGAATGTAGCCATTACAGGTTCACGTGGATTTATTGGTGGCCACTTAAAAAATAGATTAATTAATGATGGTAAAGAAGTAACTGAATGGGATCTTAGGCAAGATCCTTCAAGGTGTATAAAAGACTTTAACATAAATGGTGTTGACTATGTGATACATCTTGCGGCTTATGCTAATGTGAGAAAGAGCATTGAAGATCCACAAATGTACTGGAAAAATAATGTAGAAAACACAACTAAGATACAAAGAATATGTCACTATAATAATATACCTTTATTGTATGCATCATCATCATGTATACATAACTGGTGGCTATCACCGTATGGTACTACTAAAAAGGTAAATGAAGAAACTGCATTTGAAAAACAAGTTGCCTTAAGGTTTACAACAGTATATGGTGAAGATGCTAGAGCAAATATGTTTATACCAAAATTACTAAACCATGAACTTGAATATGTAACCTTGCATCAAAGAGATTTTATACATGTAGATGACGTAATTGAAGCCATAGTATTATTAATGAGTAATGACATAAGGTTATTAAAACCTGCCTATGACATAGGTACAGGAAAAGTAAATACAGTTCAAGAGTTATCGATAACCGGAGGATATGATGATTTACCAGTTAAAGATGGAGCTGCATGTGAGGCACAGAATAATATGGCCGATATAACTGAATTAAAAAAGTTAGGTTGGAAACCTAAGACAGACGTAAATGAATATATTATCAAAAAAACAATACCACACTAGGAGATATGAATGTCAATAATGGACAAATTGAAAAAGAATACTAAAGTTGATTACACATCAATATTAGCTGATTCTAAATTTTTTAATGATAAAGATCTGGTACCAACTAACGTACCTATGATCAATGTAGCTTTATCCGGCTCAATGGATGGTGGTTTAACGCCGGGACTTACTGTATTAGCAGGTCCATCTAAACACTTTAAGACATCATTTGCGCTTATCATGGCAAGTGCATACTTAAAGAAATACAAAGATTCTGTATTATTATTTTATGATTCAGAGTTCGGCTCACCACAGGCGTATTTTGAAAACTTTGGTATTGATACGAACAGAGTACTACATACTCCAATTACAAACGTTGAAGAGCTTAAGTTTGATATGATAAGTCAGCTTGAAGGCCTAGACAGAAATGATAAAGTTGTAATCGTAATTGATTCAATAGGTAACCTTGCTTCCAAAAAAGAATTAGATGATGCAATCAATGAGAAATCAGTTGCCGATATGTCAAGGGCAAAGGCTTTAAAAGGTTTATTTAGAATGGTTACGCCATATTTAAATATGAAAGATATACCTTTACTCGCAGTTAATCACACTTATCAAGAGATTGGCTTATTTCCAAAAGCTGTAGTTTCTGGTGGTACTGGTATCTACTATAGCGCAGATAATATTTGGATTCTTGGCCGTCAACAAGATAAAGTTGGTACAGAAATCAAAGGTTATCACTTTGTAATTAATGTAGAAAAATCTAGGTTTGTCAAAGAAAAATCAAAGATTCCTATCTCAGTTAGCTGGGATGGAGGTGTGCAAGAATGGTCAGGCTTACTTGATGTTGCACTTACTGGTAACTATGTGGCCAAGCCTTCGAATGGCTGGTACTGTAGAGTAGATAAGTCTACTGGTGAGTTAATGGAACCTAAAGTAAGAGAAAAAGAAACTTTAAGTGAAGACTTTTGGAAACCAATTATTGAAGATACTGACTTTAAACAGTACTTAACTAATAAGTATTCAATATTAAATAATCAAGTAAACCTTGCTAAAATGGACGAGCATTAATGGTGTTGAGAGAAGATATTGATTATCAAATTATTCCAGATAAAGCTGATGAACAAGCTTGGAATGTAAGAGTTCTAAGAGGACCATACACTGAAACTGTTCTTAAATACGGTACAGTAAAATTTAATGAGATACCAAAGAATATGTCATTTGATTTTACAATAGTATACACACCAGATACTGAGCTTAAAGTAACTGATACTAACCTACAAGATTTTGCAGGTGAGATGCTAGAAAAAATTATGGCTCAAGGTATTGAAGAAGGAAGCGTTGTAACAAAAGAGGTAAAAAATGCAAATAACAACTAGTCAAAGACTTATATTATTAATGGATGAAATATCCATAGCAAAGAGTAAATTAATGCCAGAAGATACTGGACACATTCACACTTCAATAAGCTACTTAGAAAGTAGAGTTGATGAAGTACAAAAACAAATTGATGAGGAATTGAGAAAAGTCGCATATGCCTACTAATTTAGAACAAACCATATTACGAAATCTTCTTACTGATGAAGAATATATGCGCAAGGTTTTACCGTTTATAAAACCTGACTACTTTGCTGGCATATATAGGATATTATTTCGTGAGGCAGGTAAGTTTGTTGCTAAGTATAATAAGTTGCCAAATGCTGAGTCATTTAAGATTGAACTTGATCAGTCAGAAAAGTTAAGTGATGAGCAATATAACTTGGCAATGGATATAGTTCCACAGCTATTTACTAATGATAAAGTTGATGATAAGTGGCTACTTGACACAACAGAAAAGTGGTGTCAGGATAGAGCAATATATAATGCGATTATGGAATCAATATCAATTATTGATGGAAAACATGAAGAGTTAACGAAAGGTGCATTGCCTGACTTATTAAGTAAAGCTCTTGGTGTTGGATTTGACTTAAAGGTTGGTCATGATTATACAGAAAATGTGGAGGAAAGATATGACTTCTATCATACAGAAGAAGATAGACTACCATTCGATTTGGAATACTTTAACACGATCACCAAAGGTGGTGTCCCACGTAAAACTCTTAATATTGCTCTCGCTGGTACCGGTGTCGGTAAGTCTCTCTTTATGTGTCATGTGGCTGCAGCATCTCTAGTACAAGGTCATAATGTCTTATATATCACTATGGAAATGGCTGAGGAACGTATCGCCGAGCGTATTGATGCTAACTTATTAAATGTTCCTATCGATCAGCTTGATAAGTTATCAAAGGACATGTTTACTACTAAAGTTTCTGATATAGCACGTAAGACAACTGGTAAACTTATAATAAAAGAATATCCAACCGGCTCTGCACATTCCGGTCATTTTAGAGCATTACTTAATGAACTTAAATTGAAAAGACAATTTGAACCAGACTTAATCTTTATTGATTATTTAAATATATGTGCAAGTTCAAGAATGAAAGGAATGGGTGGTGCAATTAATTCATACTCTTACATTAAAGCAATTGCTGAAGAATTACGTGGCCTTGCGGTTGAGTTCGACTTACCGATCTTCTCTGCAACGCAAACGACTCGTTCCGGTTATTCTAACTCGGATGTTGGGCTTGAAGATACAAGTGAGTCTTTTGGATTACCCGCAACCGCGGACTTAATGTTTGCATTAATATCAACTGAAGAACTTGAGCAACAAGGTCAGTTCATGGTAAAGCAATTGAAGAATAGATATAATGATCCAACACAGCATAAAAGGTTTGTGATAGGTGTTGATCGTAGTAAAATGAGATTATATGATGTAGAAGAAACACAACAAACTTTAACAGATGATACGCCAGTATTTGATAAGACACCAACTGGACAAAGATTTAAGGATTTTAAGTTATGATAGCTAAGTTAATATCTTATAGTAAACCTTCTGAGTTTAAAACTTATGATGAAGAA